CAAACCTAGTGCGCTGGTATGAGGGGACACTCAGGCCCATCAATGGATGGCGTACCAGGTCAAGCTCACAGATGTCTGGCTCATGCCGAGGCATCATCACTTGGCGCGATAACAGTGGAAACCGATACATTGGCGCTGGAACGCATACCAAGCTCTACGCCATGAATGAGGCTGGGACACTCAAAGACATTACGCCAACGGGCTTCACCAGTGGCTACGCAAGCTCCACAACCCTGACGGGCTATGGTTACAGCACCTATGGCACGTTTGCATATGGCGTGGCGCGGCCTGACACCGGCACACCCATCCCTGCCACCACCTGGTCACTTGATACATGGGGCGAGTATTTGATTGCTTGCTCTAGCACCGATGGCAAGCTCTATGAGTGGCAATTGGGGTTTGCAACGCCTACATTGGCCGCAGCCATTACCAATGCACCAGTTAACAACAAGGCGGTTTTAGTCACCCAAGAGCGCATTATCTTTGCCCTTGGCGCTGGTGGGAATCCACGCAAGGTGCAGTGGTGCGACCAAGAGAACAATACCCTTTGGACACCAGCAGGCGACAACCTTGCAGGCGACTATGACTTGGCCAGCCCTGGCACGTTGATCGCTGGCAAGCGGGTCAAAGGTGTCAATCTACTCTTTACAGATGTGGATGTCCACACGGCCCAGTATGTTGGCGCGCCATTTGTCTATGGCTTTGAAAAGGCGGCAAGTGGCTGTGGTCTCATTTCAGCCCAAGCGGTGGCGGCCATTGATACGGCAGCCATTTGGATGAGCAATTCTGGCTTCTGGATATATGACGGCTATGTCAAACCACTGCCAAGTGATGTGTCTGACTACATCTTTACCAATATCAACTTTGCCCAAGCCTCCAAGATTTATGCGGTTCATGTCAGCAAGTTTGGTGAAATCTGGTGGTATTACCCAAGTGCATCGAGTAATGAAAACGACTCTTATGTCACTTTCAACTACCGCGAAAACCACTGGAACATTGGCACATTGGCCAGAACTGCTGGGGTTGATGCCGGTGTTTATACATACCCTCTGATGGTTTCAACTGACGGCTACATCTACGAGCATGAGGTCGGGTTTAACTATGACAGCGCCAGCCTTTATGCCGAGTCTGGACCAGTCCAATTGGGCAATGGCGACAACATCATGTCAATTCGCCAAGTTGTGCCAGATGAGCAGACTTTGGGTGAGGCCGTGGTTTCATTTAAAACCCGCAATTACCCGACCGGCACTCAATCGTCATTTGGACCATACACGGCAGCCAACCCAACTTCAGTGAGGTTTTCTGGCCGCCAAGTCAATATGAGGGTCACTGGCAACACTTTGGCCGACTGGCGTGTCGGGGTGATGAGGCTTGATGCTGTGCCAGCCGGTAAGCGATGAGTGACCAAGAACATTTGGAGAGGCTACGCCATCATGTGGAGGCTGCCTTAGAATACAGTGGAGGCACACATAATTTTGATGATATTGCCGAGATGGTCGAGGATCACAGATTACAGCTGTGGCCGGCCAAGGACTCGGTAGTATTGACAGAGATCATTGTCTATCCCAGGCTAAAGAATTTGCATTATTTTCTGGCTGGTGGCGACCTAGATGAACTCTCACGGATGCGACCATTGATCGAATCCTGGGGCAAGTCTGTTGGCTGCACCAGGGTGACTTTGGCAGGCCGAAGAGGCTGGTCAGAGACATTTTTGAAAGACGAAGGGTACAAACCAAAATGGGCTGTACTTGCAAAAGATTTATAGGGGAAGACTATGGCTACAAAGACCGAACAATTGCTTGCATATTTGCAAACACCAGGCTTGTCAGATGCGGCAATTGCCAATGAAATAAACCGCATTGGAATTTCAGCACAAGAGGTTTCTGCTTTGACGGGTGTGCCAGCGGCCACTGTGCAGCAGCGCATTACGGCTGCAACACCAGTGACAACGGCCACAAGCACAAAGCCAACCTTTGCCACGCAAGCAGAAACTGGTCTTTATGACTACTTGCAAACGCCTAATTTAACTGATGCACAGATTGCTGCTGAAGTAATTCGTCTGGGCCTTAATGCCCAGCAGATTTCAAGCATGACGGGTGTGCCAGTGGGCCAAGTGCAGTCAAGGCTTTCCCCATATTTGCCAAAGACTGTGGTCAATACAACAAACACAACGGCAACCACAAACACCAACAATTACGACGTATTTGCCAACTGGCTCAAAACAACACCCAATTTGACTGACACCCAAATTGCTGCCGAGATGAATCGTCTTGGCATCACAACGGGTCAAGTGGGTCAGATTACTGGAATGCCTGGCACAGACATTGAAAATCGTTTCAGAGCGACCACACCATTTGCTGGTGCAACCCAAGGCTTTGCCCAGAACTTCAACAACTATCAATCCATTCCAATTGGCTCTCAGTACAACCCATTTGCAGTGGGTGGCACTGGCTCACCCTATGCCCAGATCATGGGCCAGATGAGACCAGTCGGCAATCCTTATCAGAATGTTGTCGGCAATCTGCCAATGGGTGGCTATAACCCTGGTCTGTATGACCAGATCGCAGCTGCCAATGCGGCAAGAGCTGCGGCTGCGGCTGCTGGAAATACTGCCGTGGACCTTTCTGGTGGTGGCACTGGTGATGCGGCTGCGGCTGCGGCTGCTGCTGCGGCATCAGCTGCCGATGCTGCGGCTGCTGCGGATGCAAGCGCTAGTGGCACAGCTCCAGGCAGTGATGGCGCTCCAGGCTCTGGCGCGGCTGAAGGTGGCCTAATTACTAGAGTCTTTGGCCCTGACCCTGCTGGACCAGACGAGGGTCAAGTCAACATGATGCGCGGTGAATATGTGATCAAGAAGTCTTCAGTCAACAAGTATGGCCGTGGACTCTTGGACATGATCAATGAAGGCAAAGTGCCTGCCAAGAAAATGAAATCTTTACTCGGATAAGGTGGCAATATGTCAAAAGGTGGAACAACAACCTCAACAAGCTCCATTGATCCACAGATCAAAGAAGCATTCTTGGCCAACTTTCAGCAGGCCCAAGGTGTCGCTGGTGCATTGCCGGTCCAGCAGTTTGCTGGATATAACCCTTTGTATCAGGCAGGCGAGGAAGCTCTGGTCAACACGGCCCTCGCTGGCCCAGGCATCAGTGGCACAGACTTGGCCGCACAGATGGCGGCTTATGGCGGTGTCTATCAACCCCAAGGCATCACAGCGCAGCAGACTAATTTGGGATTGACTGGACCAGGCTCAATTGGCTCTTACATGAATCCATACACAAGCATGGTGCGTGAAAACGCATTGTCTGATTTGGAGTCTGCAAGACGCGCTGCTATTGCCCAGACTGGTGAACGCGCAACGGCTGCCCGTGCATTTGGTGGATCACGCCAAGGTGTGGCCGAGGCTTTGACAAACCAAGGGTTTGCCAAGCAGGCCGCCACACTTGGTACAACATTAAACGAGCAGGCATTCAATCAGGCCATGGCCATGCAGCAGGCCGACATTGCCCGAAGATCAGCAGCCGACATTGCTAATCAGCAAGCAGGCTTGCAAGGTGCGCAATTGCGTACTGGCGCGGCTGGCACTCTTGGCAGTCTTGCTGCACAACAACAAGCATTGCGTCTTGGTGGCGCTCAAGCGGTCATGGGCGCTGGCGGTGCGCGTCAGGCTTTGGACCAGCAACAAATGGATGCAATCCGCAACATTGGTTTGCAGCGTCTTGGTGTGGTCCAGTCTTCACTGGGTGCGCAGCCTGCCAATCTTGGCATGGTGGCCACAACGCCATACAGTCAGAATGTCGGTGCTGGCGCTCTTGGTGGTGCATTGGCTGGTGCAAAACTAGGCAGTGTTGTTCCAGGTGTTGGCACAGCGCTTGGTGCTGGCATTGGTGGCATTCTTGGCCTGATTGGTTAAGGGGTAAAAAATGGCTGAATTTAATTTTGATGGTCTATTAGGCAATCTGTTTGGCGGTGGTGGAGATAGCGAACTTGAAAAGCTATTGACCGCCAAACAAAAAGAACAATTGGGTTTGCAATCAACAATGGCGGCAGCGGCTGCATTGCTCCAGGCCAGTGGTCGAAGCCCACAGCGTATTGGTTTGGGCCAAGCACTTGGTGGAGCTTTGCAAGCTGGCCAAAGTGCTTATGAAAAAGGCTTAACTGGAGCTTTTGGTAATTTGGTCACAGCAGCCAAGCTCAAAGAGATGCAGCGGGAAGCATTGGCCAATGAGGCTTATGCAAAGCAATTCACTGAGCCAGCTGTGGCCCCCATTACCGCAGATCAAGCGGCAATACTGGCTCCAGTGTCTGTGGCTGGTAAATTTGGACCAACAACACAACGCGCTCAATTGGCTGCACAAATGCCTGCACCAACGGCAGCGCCTGGCATTGTTGGCTCATTAAATCCTGAGATGCGCAGAATTCTTAGCGGCATGACGCGCAAAGAAGGTCAGCCAGAATTGCTCAAGATCGGCATGGCCCAAACTGAATTTGGCAAACCAGAGCCAATGGTGGTCAAT